ATGACAATTCTGCTGCTCGGACTGGCCATTTTCCTGATGACCCATTCATTGCGGATGTATAGCGCGGCGCCCGATTTTGGACAATTCGGCACCTGATTTTGGACGATAAGGGCACGTTCAGCGCCCTCCCTTTCCGCCCGTGATCAGCACCTCCCCGACCGCGGCCCAGCTCTCGACCTTGCGGCTGACGGTGTAGCTGGTCTGCACCGCCTCGATCTCGAAGGAGGAGAAGATCTTGCGGATCACCGGCCGGTCGTTCAGCGACATTATGAAGCGCCCTTGAATGCCGCTTAAAAGCGCGGCCAAACGCTCGAAGTCCGCCCGCTCGAACAGCGTCTTGCCATAGTCGCCCTCACAGCCCCAATAGGGCGGGTCAAGGTAGAACAGCGTCTCCGGCCGGTCGTAGCGGGTGATGAACTCGGCATAGGGCAGGCACTCGATCACGACGCCCGACAGGCGGGTGTGGAGATCCTCCAGCATCGGACCCAGCTTGGTGATGTCGAAGCGGGCTGGGTAGGCCGGTGAGACGCCGAAGCTGCGCCCCGACACCTTGCCCCCGAAGGCAGTCCGTTGCAGGTAGAGGAATCTGGCCGCCCGCTCAAGGTCGGTGAGGGTATCGGGGGCAGTGGCGACCAAACGCTCGAATTCCGCCCTGGTGGTGAGCTGGAACCGGATCATCTCCATGAAGGCCACGTAGTGGCGCTGGAGGATGCGGAAGAAGGTGGCGACCTCGCGGCTGCGGTCGTTGATCACCTCAGACTTGGGGGCGCTCTCGCGTCGCAGGAACACGCCACCCATGCCGACGAAGGGCTCGGCGTAGATGGCGTGTGGGCTCAGATCAATCAGGGCGCAGATCCGCTTGGCCAGGTTGCGCTTGCCGCCCAGATAGGGGGCAACGGGCCGGACGGAAGAAACGGGGCGAAAGAGAGTCGACTCCATGGTGGTGCATGTCCATATTGCCCCGCCCGGTGCCGGGTGCGGGGATGGCCTGAATCGGCCGGTTCTGGTCATGCGAGCCTCCAGCTCGCGGCTCGGGGTGTTAGCGCACCCCGGCCCCCGCCGGCCGAAGCCGGCGAAGTCCTAAAATCAGGGAATCGTCACCGGCGAGGCCGGCGGCGTGGTGGCCACCCCGCTGGCATACTGCTTCCAGCCCTTGATCCATGCGGATATGGCCTTCCGCACGGCGGTGAATTGCGCCACGGTCAGCGTCACCGACCCTCCCGACACCGGCCAGATCTCGGTCAGGCCACCGCCGATAAAGGTGCCATCGGCGGTAATCGACAGGACCTCGTCCGTCATGTCGCTGATCGACTGATCAGCGACGGGATAGGTGCCGCTGATCGCGGGGGTTCCGGTGCTGACGATCTGGCAGCCGGCGGCGATGGCATTGGCGTAGGGAGTGCGCGAGAGCGCCATGATGTTGTCCACGGGCCGATCCTCCTATTGGGTCATCAGGCCGACGGCCTTGACCTCTTGGGTCTTGGTGTTGAGGGTTTTCAGGCGGTATTGCACCGTGGTGCCACCGCTGGACAGGGCGATGGTCGCCGTCAGCAGGTGGAAGCCGCCGGCCATGGTGATGCCGGTGTCCACCAGGGTTCCAAGCACCCAGTTGGTGCCGCCGTTGGAGGTGACCTCGGCCGTGAAGTCGGTATTGAGGACCGCCGACCCCGACATGTCCTTCCACAAGACATCAATCTGCGCCTTTGACGGCGCCGTCGCCGGAGCCGGCGACAATGCCGCCGACACCAAGGTCATGTTGGTAGGGGTGATGCTGGCCATCATGTTCAGTTCGGCGACAAGGACAGTAGAGCCGCCGTTAACCGCCGTTACGTTGAGCCTGTACTTGTTGTACCCCGTCGCGTTGGCGAAGGTGAACGTCTGGGCCTGCCCGCTTGTCCACGTTATGCCGCTGCGCGTGTCGAGCGTTACCCATGCCGAGCCATTCCAACCATCGAAAGTCCAGGCGTTCGGGGACCTTGAACCGTAGTAGGTGGTATCAGCCGTTATCACATACTTGGTAATGGTCTTAGGAGACCCCCAATCGTAAGCTACCCAGGCCGCAGTAACCGATGACGAACTCTGCCAGTAAACGGCAAGGTTCTTGTCAAATGCTTGCCACGCGACGTTGTTACCGTCGCTGCTCGTCGTCACCGTGCCCGAAGGCGTAGTGTACCCCGTCATGGTCGGGATTTGATCTGCTGTGTAGCCGCCCTGGTTGTCGTAATATTTCCCCGCCTCATAGGTCTGGCCGGTGGTGCCCGCGTTGCCGCTCAGGGTGTCGGTGTTGAAAGCATCAAATCCGCCGTTGCTGTACTGTCCCGCCGCCCAGGCCCCGTTGATGGCCGCCAGCAGATAATTTTGAATCACGTCCTGCTGGAGCGCGGTGAATTGCGTCGCGGTCGGGCCGCCTCCGCCGGCATAGAACACCGCCCAATTGCCTGGGGTGGCGCCGTCGAACACCAGCAAGCCACCAGACCCGGCCGGGAAAGTGTAGCTGGCCCCGGCGGAGCCCTTGTTGACGCTGTCGGCCGACAACGGCGCGAAGGTGACGGCATAGGCATGGGCATCGATGCCGATGGCATAGCCGTTCCAGAGTCCGGCATCGGTCGCGGGGGCATTGATGGTGGTGGCGGCGGTAGCGCTGAGATTGGCGAAGTGATTGGAGGCGGTCAGGGTGACGGTGCCGGACACATAGGTCACCGGCTCGTTGGCTTGCAGAACGCCAGCCGCCAGCCGCAGGCTGTTGTCGGTGCCGGGCGCGGCAAAGGCCAGCGATCCCAGCGCCGGGCACCACGTCGTGCGGATATCCGCCCCCATGGTATTGGTCAGCGCCGTGGTGCCGGCGGCGACGGTCATCTGAGCCACGGGCAACTTGCCCGCCGCCACCGCTGGTGCCACCCCCGGATTGGCGGCGGTGCCGGCGATCACGCTGGCGGCCCCGGTGATGCGGTCGACCACCACCAGGTCGATGCGCGAATTGGGACTGGCCGGCGCGGCGCCAAGGGTCACCGTCTGTGCCGCCACGCTGGTGATACCGCCACCGGTGGTGATCACGCCGGCCGCTATGTGGACCACCATGTCGGCGCCGGTGACGGTCGGCTGGAACGGCGCCGCGACAAAGGACAGAGCAGCAAGGGCGCTGTCGAGGCCGCCCTGCCAATTGCTCCAGCTCTGCGATGTGCTGTTGGTGGCGGCAAAGGGATTCGCGAGTGGCGTGGTCATGGTCCGCTGGCCTTCCAAGATACGGAGCCGCCCGAATCGGTGCTGCCGGTCCAACCGTGCAGCGTGCAGCCCGTGGTGGTGATGTTGACGGCAGTGGCGCCGGTCATGCCGACACCCATCGCCGTGGTCTGGACGTTGGGGATGGCGTGGAACGGCTGGCTGAAGGTGATCGCCGTGCCGCCACTGGCGACAGTGACCGGCGAGGCCGACGCGGTGCCGGCGCCGGTATCGGTCTTACTGGAGACATCTGCCGTGGGGATAAAGCCGGTGACGACACAGGCCCCGTCGCTGTTGTCCTGGAGCAGCCGGAACTTGGCGTAACGGGCGGTGACGGTGCCGACGCTCCACGGCCGCCAGACGCCCTGCCAGGTGATGTTGTCGCTGGACCAATCGACCAGCAGCGAGGTGTTGACGTTGCCGAGGCCGCCGGGGCCGAGCCCTGCTGCGATGGTCGCCCACAGCCGGATCTGATCGACCGCGCCGGTATCGATCACCGGACTGTCATAGGTCGAGGTCGCGACCGCCCCAGGAACGAATCCGGCCGCCGCCTGGGCTTGGGTCACCTGGTTGGCCAGCAGCCCCGAATCGGGGATCAGCACCCCGGAGTAGTGACGGATAAACCCGGTCAACGTCCCGATCCAGGCGGGAGCCTGCTGGTTGGAGGCGATTACCGACTGAGCATTGGCCACGACCAGGTCGACGGTGACCATGCCGGCCGAAAGCTGATCCGAGTAGGTGTTGCGCTGGCGAAACCCGAAGGTATAGCTGCCCGGTTGGATCGAGGCGTTGGCGTCATAGGACCCGCGCGCCGCCTCGGTCACCATGGACATGGCCGACCAGGCTTGGGCCACGGTGACCCCGCTGGCGCAGCCCTGCGGGCCACAGGCGATGTCCATGGCGAAGTCGGGGTTGCTGTCCCAGGCGAAGTTGACGACGTTGCCGGCCTGCTGGGCCGAGACGCCGGTGGGCGCGGGCGGCAGCGGGGGGCCGACGATGGTATGGGCGATGGAGGAGACCTCATCCAGGGTCTGCACTGCCCCTTCGTAAAGGTTGAATGACAGCAGCTTGACCCACACCGTCTTGCCGATGGCATCCTTGGTATAGGCATAGCGAAAGATCGACGGGTCCAGCCGCACGAACTTGGCGCCCATGGCATGGGCGGTAATGGGGGTGCCGTAGATGCCTCGGTGAAGATAGGCCAGGGCGTACTGGTTGGCTGCGGTCAGGGTGCAGTCGCGATAGGCGATCAGCTCGCCATCGACCCAGCACAGGGTGGCGTAGGCATCCACATCGGCCTGGGTGCCGCCGGTGAGCGTGCCGCCGCTCTCGCTGAGGCTGACCGCCAGGGTGCTGGTGGTGTCCACATCGGCCACGGCCGGCAGGACCGCGGTGAGCACGCCGATCCGCGCATCGCCGGTGATGATGCCGTCGGCGCGCCCGAAAGTGGTGTCGTCGGTGGAAATCCACACCTGGGCTCCGCCCCAGTTGGCGCCGCCGCAGGTGGCCAGCCAGATCTCCAGGCCGCCTGCGGTCATCTGGGTGGCGGCATCGAACATGACGGTGTCGACCACGTTGCCGGGATCGACGTTGAAGTCATGGGCGAAGCCCTGACCCTCGGGGGCGACGTGGGCGCCGGCCGAACCGGCACCGGTGACGTAATCCTCCATCACCAGCAGGATCGATCCATCCTCCTGTCGATCCCGCTCCTTGACCCTGACCGGCCAGGGTCCAAGGCCTCGGGCGGTGCTCCTGATATATCCAAGATCGCCCGGCTCGATCCGGGCCCGGTGGGTGCCCACCGTGCCCTGCCAGGTGTTGAGGATAGCCGACCGCTGCAACAGCAACTGCGCCGACATCATGGCGGGAGCGGCCAGAGCGAACAGATCGGCCTGCCGCACCGTGCCGGCGTTAAGGCCATAGGTCTGGATGGCGGCAAGGTTGCGGGCGGTGACCGGTTCGGGATTGTAGGCGTTGCCGCGATTGAGATACTGGAGCGGCACCTGATTGACGGTGTCTTGCGGCCGGATCTGGGTAAGGACAAGCGGATCTCCGCTATTGCTGCCGCTGGCGGTGACGGCGGCGTTGGCCAGCAGCCAGTCGTCATCGTCGAGATCGAAGGTGAAGGTGGGCGGCGTATAGGTGACGCCGTTGCCGGTGGCCACCGTGTCGCCGCGCGGAATGATGGTCAGGCCGGTGCTGATACAGGCCACGTCGGCATTGGTGTAGAGAGTCAGATCGTCCAACACCTGGCTGGACGCCTGCTGCTCGGAATAGAGCGCGCTGACCAGCAGCCCGGTGGCAAGGCAATAGTCGTGATAGAGCGACAGGTCGCCGATCATGGATGTTGGGATGGCCGGCGCCACCCCCCAATCGGGATCGGTCCACAGCGCATTGGCGAACAGCGACGGATCGGCATCGAGGGCGCCTGGAACCGAATTGCTGAAGAAGCCCATGGCCTCGACGTTGTGGTTGGGTAGCGTCGCCGAACTGCCCATGTTGTAGCCGGCCGCATCCATATGGGCGAAGCCGGAATAGCCCAGGGCCTCGCTGGCCGGCACCTGGTTGGCCGCGCTATAGCTGATGGTGACCGGGGCGCCGGCATCGGCGGCGGAGAAGGTATAGGTGCCGCCGGTCTGGCTATATTGGCCGAGTATCGGACCCACCCCGGCCGAATTGGTCAGCACTTCGCCCGAACCGTACTTGACCCCGCCATCGGTGAAGGGGGCGCCGGTGTAATTGACGGTGACGGTATAGGGCGCGGTCAGCGGAACGGTCCACGCCTCGTCCAGCATCTGATAGCCGGCCAGATGCGCCCATGGCGCCTGGCCATAGGCCCCGTTGAAGGTGGTGTAGCCCAGCGCCGCCGGGGTAGTGGCGGTGGCATCATTGCCCTGCCAGATGGCGCCAACCCCCTGGATCGGCCCCTCGCACAGGCAGAACGAGATCGACGCTGAATAGGTATAGGAGGTGGTTCCTCCGCCGCCGCTGTCGCCGCCACCTCCCTTGCCACCACCTCCGCCCCCGCCGCCCCCGCCCGAGTTGACCGCGCTCTGGGTGAAGTCATTGTACCAGTACAGATTGGGCGCCAGTTTGGCGGTGCCGATCACCACCGGGATCACCTTGCCATAGCACGAGGTCTGGACCGTAACGCCAGAGGCGGAGGTGGGCTGGGCCGCCGTTGGTTGTTTGGGCGCTCCGCCCCCAAAAAGACCGGCCATCTATTTAATCCCCGCATCGGCTGGGAACAGGGTGAAGAACAGCGGATCGCGGTCGCCCAGCCGCACCCTGGCGAAGGGTTCATCCAGCCCGTCGCCATAGACCACGCCGCGCCCCTTGACGGCATGGATGATCCGGGGCCAGGCGATGACGATGGCGCCGTGCGCATGGCAATGGCCGACCCGGTAGATGACGAAATCACCCGGCAGGGGCGGTCCGGTGAACTCGGTGGCATAGGAGCGCACCACCTGGAGATACAGTTCTTCCCGCTGATTGACGTGCCACTGCGGGGAGTAGTGGAAGTGCGGCACCTTGGCGATCAGGCCGACGCCGTGATAGACGGCGGCGGGATACTGGGCGCAGTCCACCCCGGCCCCTTTGAGCCGCTGGCAATCATGGTAAGGGGTGCGGCGCCAGGACTCCGCCTCGGTCACCGCCGCCATCCGCTCGATCTCGTGATCCATGCTTATCCCCCTCAGTTGGCGGTGGTGGGGGCGGGAACGAAGGGGAAGCCGCGATAGCGCAGCTCGACCCCGGTGCCGAATTTCGGGCAGCCTTGCGGACCGGTGCTGCCGTCGCAGCCCGGCGTCACCGAGAAGGCGTCCCCGCTGGCCGGCGCGACAGGAAACGGATTCGTCAGGGTCATGGTGCCGGGGGTGCCGTGCACCCAGGACCGCACCGACCGGGAGTGGCCGGCATTGACGCCGGAGGTGAAGGCGACGACGCCGAGATCGAAGGTGCCGGTGGCTTGGGTCAAGGACGTGGTGATGGTTCCGGCATCGCCGCCGGTCACCGATCCGGTTACCGCGAAAGCCGCCAGGGAGATGCCGCAGCCCGGGCTGCCGACGAATTCGACGCAGCAGGGGCTATAGAAGTTGCGCGGCCATTTCGAGTTCAGCCGCTCCCGCACATCGTTGACGGTGAAGGTATAGAGCGATTCTCCGCCATCGATCTCGGCGACGAAGCCGATGAACTCGGTCAGCGTGCCGGTGATCGGCAATGGCCAGCACAACGCGGTGGGATTGACCGGGGCATAGGCGCTCAACATCCGGACGGTGGCGCCGGCGAACAGCCCTTGGAGCACCGCCTGATCGATGCCGATTCCGGCGATCAAGCCTTTGCCCGGCAGCAGATCGCAGGTCATGGTATCGGCCTGCACCCCCAGCTTCTGCTGGATCGTGCCCTTGGACCCGGCCAACTGGAAATAGGGGCCGGTCATGCCGCCGCAGGAATAGACGCTGCCGTCCACATCCTTGACGTCGCAGTCGGCGGCGGCATAGCGCCAGACCGATCCATCCACCAGGGTGATGGCGAACAGGTCGCAGCTCCAGAACGAGCGGCTGTTCAACAGGGCTTCAAGGGCGTCTGAAGCCGGCTTCATCATGCCCCCAGCTTGATGGAGGCGAACTTGATCTCCTTGCTGCGGTAGCGCCCGAGCATGAACTTCTCGAAGTCCATATTGTCGTCGGCGAAGCGCACCGGGAAATAATAGGAGAAATCGGCGGTGAGCGCGGCGCCGACAGCCGGCGGAGTGGTCAAGGTCAGGCGCCCGGGGATGGTGGCGCCCCAAGGTGACGCTGACCAGGTTCCGGCGGCCAGCACCTCACCATTGACCCGGACGGCCGCGACCACATTGGGAGCGAAGATCGGCTCGACGAAACCGCCGACGCCACCCCAGGCGCGCACCAATTGGAAACTGGTGGTGACGCCGTCGCCGACCCCCACCATCTGATTGGTGACCTGGTTATCGTCGGCATCCTGGTAGAGCCAGGTGTCGAAGCGGCCCATGCGGGCCAGGGCGAAGCCGATGAAGGTCTGGTATTCCGGCATGGTGGCGAAAGTGCGCAACAGGCCATAGGTCAGCGACCAGGTCCACCGCGGATAGGTCCAGCGGGCGATGGCGGTCTCGGCGCCACTGACCGCTTCCTGGATGCCGGAAGACCACTTCATGCTGCGCCCGGTGGGAAAGGACAGACCGGGAAGCGCCGGCAGGATTGCCACGGACATGGCCTATCTCCCCGGCGAGAGGGATGCGCCAGCGGAAAGCTGGCGGTTGATGCCGCGTACCATGCCGCGCGAATTGCCGCTGCGCTGGAGGTAGTTGACGAAGCTGGCGGCGTCGATGGCCTGGATCTGGATGGTGCCCGAGCCTCCGCTACCGCCGCCGGAACCAGACGCACCGGCTCCGCCGCCCTGGGGCATGGCCGGCGCCGCCCCCAGATTGCCCAGCCCTGCCGGCAAGCCGAAACTGGCGTGCGATTTGGCCGCGTTGCCCAGGGCCGCCAATCCCTGGCTCCCCATCGACGCGATCACCGCCGCCATGCCCCGTACCGGCCCGGCGACGCTGGCGGGCAGCACCATCTCGTTGCGGTGCAATTCCGCCGGCATGCCGTCGCGGGGAACGGTCTCCCAGCCACCTTCCGCCGACGAGATCGAGCCGCCGAACGCCGCCACGGCGGCGAAGGCGGCGGCGGCGGCAGGGGGCGCCAGCAGCCAGCCCACATAGGGGATCTGGGCGACATCGTCATAAACGGCGGCGGCGGTGCTGGCGGCATGGCTGAGTACGCCGGTCTTCTGGGTGGCGGCCTGGGCCGCCTGGGCTCCGGCGGCGTCGGCGGTGCGGGTGGCGTCGCCCGTCACAACAGCCGTGGTCTGGGCGGTCTGCGATCCCACCTCGGAAATCTGGCGCTCGGAAGCCCCCACGGTAACATCACCGCTCCGCGTCGTCTGGGTGGTGGTTTCGTCCGCGGTGCGGGTGGCGGAGCCGGTGGCAACCGCCCCGGTCTGGGTGGTTTGCGAGGTGCCCTCAATGAGGTTGCGCTGGGTGGCGCCGGCCTGGGCCACCACCGTCCGCTTGGCCTGATCGGCGGTCTCCTGGGCCACCGGATCGGTTCCCCCCGATCCCGTACCACCCGAGGGCTTTTCATCCTTCTGCCCGATCCCGAGCCCTTTGCCGATTACACCGCCCAGGCCTTCACCCGCGAAGGGGTTGACCGCTTTGGCCATCTGGGTCCAACCAGCGGCCTGGAACGCGAAGAACGCCGCCGCCTTGGCCATCATGGTGGCGATGGCTTCGACGAACGAGATCGCCATGTTGCCGGCCGAGCGCGCCGCCGCCTGCCCCAGGGTCTGGGTGCCCTGGAGGACTCCGCTGATCATGCCGTTGAAGGCGCGGCCGATGGGACTGATGGCTTCGTCCCAGGCCTGCTTGGTCTGTTGCGCCGCCTGCTTGTCGGCGGCGACCACCTGGCGGTCCATGCCTTCCTGCTCGCGCTGATGTTCGGCCACCAGCAGCGCCAGCCGCTTATAGGTATCGCGCCAGGCCTGTTCGCGCTGATCCAGGCTGGCCAGCTCGGCGTTAAGCTGATCGACCTCTTCCTGATAGATAGCCTCCGATAGGGTGCGCAGGTTGGCGATCTTCTGTTTCACCGTCATGTCGCCGGCCGTCACCTCGGCATCAAGGCGCTCGCGCTCCCCCGCCAGCATGACCTTGTCCACCGCCAGTTGGCCATCCAGCAGGCTGCGCTGCTCGGCCTTGACCTCGGCGGTGTATTGGGTGACCGCCGCCGTCCCCGCGCCGAATGCCGCCTTGGCCTGCGACGAATACTCGCCGTAGGTCTTGACGGCGAAGGCGTAGACCTCGGTCTCGGCGGCGATCCGCTCCTGGGTGCCGGCCCGGGTGGCCTGAGCCACCTCTTGCAGGCTGCGCAACGTCTCGGCCGCCGTCTCGGCCCGCAGGCGCCCGGACGTCGTCGCCAGCTCTTGCTCCAGCGCCAGCCGTGCGTCGTAGGTCAGCTTGCCGCTGGCCAGTAATTGCCGGTCGGCGGCGATCTCGGCGTTGAGCGATGCTGTCGGCGACTGATTTCCCGCCGCCTGGCGCGCCGCCAGGCCGGCCTTGACCTCCGCCACCGACTCGGCGCTGGAATCGCGCAGCAAGGCAGCCTGGGCCGCCGCCAGCTTGCGTTCGGCCGAGATGATCTCGGCATGGGACAGCCCCTGGGTGCGCAGCACCGCCTGCCATTTGGCGACTTCGATACTGTCGAAATCGGATTTGCTCTTGTCCTGTAGGCCGCGCATGGCCTCGTTGCTGCGCTCGGTCTCGGCGATCAGGCGGCGATTGGCTTCGTATTGCTGATTATCATCGGCGGAGGGAGCCGCGCCGAAATGATCATTGGCCTTGGGCGCCTTGAGACTGGGATCGTAATCCGGGCTGCCATAGGTATTGCCGAAGTATTTTTTCTGCGCTGCCCCGAAATCTCCAGTGCGAACCGTCAGCCCTTGGATCGCGACATCGCCGGCCTTGATCTTGTCGTTGAACTCGGCCGCGTTGGCCAGCGCCACCTTCTGCTTGGCATCGAACAGATTGTAGGCGTCGCCCCATGCCCGCACCGCCCCCCCGCCTTGGGTAACCGCCTTGGCCATCTCGGTCATGAACGCCTTGGTCTGATCATCGTTGAGGCCCATGCCCTGGGCCATGGCCAAGCCCAGCTCGGTCAACTGCTGCTTGGCCGGCTCGGCGATGGCGGGGATGGACTCGATCACCCCGATCAGGTCGCGGGCGGCACTGGCGCCGATGTGATAGCCCTCTTTCAGCTCGGCGACCTGGGCCTTGATCCCATCCCTGGAATAATTTGCCCCGTTGCCCAGGGCCGCCATGGTGCCGCGAATGGCATCCAGTTGGTGATTGGCTTCGATGGCGTGAGCCACCACCTCGTAAAGGGCAAAGCCGAGCGCCGCCACCGCCCCGGCCGCCCCCATCATGCCGGCGGTAACTCCACCGGCCCGTTCCGCCAGCACCATCAGTGATCCGCCGAACCGGGAATAGTTCCCCTGGCTCATTTCATGGGCCAGCACGATCAATTCACGGCGGGCGCCGGAGGTATTGAGCTGGAACTTCTCGGCATGCTGGCCGGCATCGGCGATCTGGGCCTTCCAACTGGTGATGACCCCGGTCGACTGGTCGATCACCGGCACCATGCCGCGATGGCTGGCGGAAAGGCTGGTCACCGCGTTGCTGGCGCCGATGGCGGCCTTGGCCATGCCGGTGGCCTGGGGCGTCATCCCATCCAGGCGCGTACCGGCCCCGGCCGCCGACGATCCCAACACCTTCAATTGGGCATCGAGATCCGACAGCGTGGCCTTGAGCTGCGACAGGCCGGAGGTGAGGTCGCCGACCTCCGCCCCGAACCTGATCCTGACGTCGCTGTCAGCCATTGCCGTTCTGATCCTTTTCCCAGCGCGCCTTCAACTCCGCCAGGTCGGCGGGGGTCAAGACGGCATCATCCCAGGCCTCGTCATCGGCGGTGGATTCGAAGCCCAGCCATCCCGCCGCCAGCACATGGAGCGGTGGATAGCGACGCCAATACCGCTCCATGTCCTCTAACTCGGGGATCGTCAGGGCACCCACCTCCGGCAGCGTCCAGCCGGTGGACGCCGCCACATGGGAGATGATGAACCCCCAATCGACGTCCCCGGCTAGGCTTCCCCCGGTGTGGGGGCCTTTCCCGCGCCGACTTCCTTGACCTGGACCATATGGGCGAGGATGCCGATCTTCAGCACCGCGTCGGCAGCATCTCCCATGGTGGCCTCGATTTCCCCGATCTTCGCCTCGGTCATGCCGGTAGCCGCCGCGATGATCGCCATGGCGTCGTCGAGTCCCAGATCGGAACCGGCCACGAAATCGGCGAAGCCGCTGTCGGAGTTACGCAGATTGACCCAGTCGATGCAGCGCGGCAGGCGCGGACCGAGTTGGCGAAGCTTGGACAGGGTCAGCGGCAGAATGACGAGGTCCTGTTCGCCGAGGCGGATGGAGTCGGGGCCGCTCATCAGCTGATATCCGGATAGGTTTCGGTATAGATGCGGTTCATGACATCGGCCTGGATGCCGCACTCGAACGACGGCACCGCGAACTCCTTGAGCTTGAAGGCCCGCGAGAACTTGGTGCCGACACAGTTGAAAATTCGGACGTAGCAGAAGCGCCCCTGGAAGATGTTGACATAGTCGATCTGGAAATTCGGGGTATAGCCCAGCACTTGGTTCATCACCGTCTTGGTCTGCCCCACCAAGGGGGCGCCATAGGCATAGGTGATGTAGACCTGCTTGGCGCCGTCGCCGGGGTGGAAGAAGTACTGGCCGGTGGCGCTGGCCGAATACTGCCCCGCCGCCGCCGCGACGGCGGCGCCGCCCACCAACATCGGGGTGCCGGTGGCGCCGTAGACCACCCCCAGATCGTTGTTGAAATTGGTGGCGTTGAGCACGGTGGCGACCGGGCCGAAATTGATGTTGGCGGCGATGGCGACGCCGGTGCCAGTGACCCCCTGGGTCAGGGTCACCGTCGTTCCGGTCAGGGACGCGATGGCGGTGCCGGCGGGAATGTTGGTGCCGGTCACCACCTGGCCGACCACCAGGCCGGCGGTGGCGCCGAAGGTCAGAACCGTTCCGGCCAGCGCGGTGGTGGCGGTGGTGGCGATCACCGTCGCCACCGCCAGGGTGGTCAACTCGCCCGGTGCCGGCGTCGCCATCAGCGACCCGGCGGTCAGGGTCTGGCCATGGAAGACGGAATTGATGGCGATGCCGGAAAAGCGTGCCGCCTTGAACTTGGCGGTGTTCTTCACCGTGCCGCGCGCCGCGTCGATGGGACTCTGATACTGGCCGTAATTCTCCACCAGATCGCCGGACTCGTCGAATTCCAGTTCCTGGGCGAAACCGATATTGATCGGGGTCTGATTGGGGATGTCCGTGCGCTTGACGTACAGGGCGCCGGGGCCGAATTGGGCATTCGCCATCTGCTTTTACTCCTGGATGCCGGCGAGAGCCGCCGAGATGGTGGTGATGGCGGCGCCAAGGGCGCCATTGATGACATTGGCCGCATGGGTGGAGCGGCTGACCGGGTTGTCGCGGCAGTGCTTGTCCATCAACCCGTACAGATCGGCCAGCAGGGCGGCGCCGCGATCCCAGGCCGGCTGGGGCGGTTCCGGCGCCTCGGCCACCGGCGCCAGCGCCGGAATGGCGGCGGACGAGGTTTGATCGTCGGGTTCGAGATCTGCGGAATCGGGCATGACGTCTCCTATGGCATCAGGATCTTGACGGGGACGATGGCGGCGGCGCGCTCGCCCAGGGCGCCGGAGAAAACCTCGACGGCGCCATCGATCCAGCAATCGGCCACCAGGGCGCCCAGGGTCTGCACCCCCTGCCAACCGGGATCGAGCAGGGCATCGACCTTGTCGATCAGACCGTTGAGGACGGTATCGGCGGTGGTGTGCTTGTCGGGATTGGCGGCATAAAGATAGACAGTGGCGCCGATCACGCGTTCGGGCGGCAGCCCCTGGATCTTGCTCTGCTTACCGTTGCCGCCCCCCATGAACAGGGCGGGGAATTCCGCCCCGCTGAGGTCATCGATCAGGCGGACCTTGCGGTCGGCCAGTTTGACGGTGCCATCGGTGACCAGACCTTGCAGCAGGGCGAACAGGGCGGCACAGCAGGCCTCGCGGCTCATGACAGTTGCTCCCCGTCGAGGCCCAGCTGGACCGCCTGCAACAGGCGGTCGGTGATCTCTTGCCGATTCTCCTCCAGGGTCGAGCCCAGAAAGGAGCGTGCCGGCTGGTCGACCTTGCGGGCATGGGCCTTGACCAGCACTTCGCGCGGCGTCTCCAGCAGGCGGCCGAAGGCTTGGGTCATGGTGCTGAGGTGTTCGCGCACCTGTTCGGTGCCGACGAAGCCGTATTCCCAGAACCGGGCATAGGCGGCCTCGGACATGTTGGCATAGACGCCGGCAGTGACCGAATCTGAGCCAATCTCCGCCATCTGATGATGGATGGATGACCGCAGCCGGCCAGTGCGGTTCTTCAGCACTTGGCCCGACAACTTGTCTGCCTTGACCACACCTTCCAGCCGGATCGCCTCGCTGGTACACACGGCGGCGAGGTTGCGGCGGATGCAATCGGGCATCTCGTGCAGCCGCAGCATGACGGGATCGAGTCCGGAGACGGCGACGGTGACGCTCATGATGTCGCCACCGTCTTGTATTGGTCGAGCATGGTCCGGGCCGAGATCGGCACATCCTTGACCTGATAGGAGGTGGTCTCCCCGCCCATGGACTTCGACGACATGCCGATGCGGCCCATCTCGCGATAGCGGAAGCCCACCATCTCGACGCAGGCCTGGGCCAGCTCGGCCGGGATCTCTGCGTAGCCGGCGGTATAGGCCACCTGGACGTTGAGCATCCCCCGGCGGAAGACATAGCCGTTCAGCACGATCATGGTGGGGGTGTTCAGCCAACCAGGCACCCCCGGCACCGATCCGGGCGGAATGGGCTGGCCGTTGATGGTCAGCGACGTGACGGCGATGATGGGGGTGTGGCGCAGCGGCAGCTTGCGGCCACCGAGGCCGTCATAGCTCTCGTCGTAATCGGTCTGGCTGAAATCGCGCGAGCAATAGGTGCGGGCGAAGCCACTGGCCGCCGTGATCAGAGCGGCCAGCAAGGTGTCGTCACTGGTCAGGCTGGGGTCGGTCAACCCCAGCCAGCCCTTGACGGCATCGAGCGTGGTCAGATCGGGCGGCGCCATGACGGGTCCTTACGCCTGCGGCTCGGCGGAGGGCTTGGCCGCCAGGGCGGCCTCCAGTTCGGTAACGCGGGCGGTGGCGGACGCCAACAGACCCTCCAGTTCGGCGATGCGGGAGCGGTCGGCCGTCAACAAGCCTTCCAGCTCTTCGATTTTGTCGGCCGCGACCTTGTCGGCCTCGGCATCCTTGGCCTGATCGGCCAGGGTCTTCGCCTCGGCGGGGGTGACGAAGCCATGGGGCCGCAAGGCCGGCGCCACATGATCGGGCACCTCGAACCGCCCGTTCTTGTCGGCGGTATAGGTCTTCTGGTCGTGCTGGATGGACGAGGTGCCGTTGAGGCTGATCAATTTCAT